CAATTCCCTCCGAGAAAACAATGTATTTAATATTAGGTAGTAATTATTTGACATCATCGGATGTCCCAGCAAAAGTATCTAAAATATTAAATCTAAAATTAGATGAGCTTTTAGCTGATACGAATAAAGATAGTAGTAGCACTTCTTCATCAAAGAAATATATTAGGTTTGCAAGAAATGGTAATGACTAAACTTATTTGTATCTTTTGCCACAAAGAGCAAATTCTAGAATATGTTTATGAGCGCCAAAGCTATCTTGTTTGTTGCGCTGGATTACATGAAGCATTAATAAGATTAAAGAGATATAAGTAATAAAACTAAGGAGATGTTAAATGAAAAAAATGAAAATAAATAAAATAGTATTAAGTATAATAGCAATTGGCATAAGTACAAATGTAAATGCAGGATTCAAAGAATTAACATGGCATAGTCGTTCTAACTGTGCGCGAATTAATGAGTCCATCACGTGGCAATTTGGTCGTAACTTATGGCTAAAAACCGAGGGGTATCATTATGCCCCAGGAAATAATAATAAAATTAATCATGCTAAATGCGAATTAAGCACCGGATGGCAAAATACGTGGCGCTCAGCAGACGTGCATTGGACGGAAGGAACAGGTGGTTGGTTAGTGTATGGTGACCACTACATTTTAGATAACAATAAGCAGCCACAATATCTTGGTGAAACAAAAGCAAGCGACTGTAATATTTACGATGGCTGGTGGGATCAAGATCCACCGAAAGATAAACCGAAGACTGCAAAACTAATTATAGCCAATCGCAGAGATAATATTAAACCCATCAAAGGTATTCACATTGTTGATCCATCACAAATTGATATCCCCCTTGAATTAATAAAAGAAGAATCCAATAAGATTAAAGAAATGCATGCCAAGGGTTTTTATTCAATTAAATCCGATCGAGCCATAGAACTATTAGCCATGGATAAAGCTGATTATGTTGATCCAACAGAAAAATATGATACAGGATTAAAGCATGATTTGAGTGCTATTAAACTTGCATTTAACTTTACTGGTATCCGTGATATTGAAGCACCAAATATTATTGGCTATGCCGTTCAAGGAACTTATCTTGAACGTGGTTGGACAGGTATCGCGGAATATTATAAAGACAAAGATCTTGGAGTGTGTACGTATGTTATTAGCAATATTGAGCTTACTGGTGGTGGTATTAATCTTCGATCTGATCTTGTTAGTTATGATATTAAATCTAAACCAACAATTATCACGACTGAAGGAAATGTTTCTAATGGATTTCTTACATCGATAGAGTGGTTTGATAATACCTATATCAAAAAATTGGAATGTGCCTCATCAAATCTTGATAGCAATATTAAAACGAAACTTATTAATCGTGCGAATGAGTTAGAGGATTATTTAAGATGATTCTACAGTTGAACCCGCCAATACCAGTAACCTGTCCTAAAGGGGCGGGTTATGCGCTCTTCTTAATTGATTATGGCCAAGAACATCATCTTATGTGGACAATAGCAATCGATGATACGGGTGAAATCTGGACTTATCAGAATCCACATGTGCGCGTGCAAAAGAATGTTACGATGGATCGATTAACAAAACCCAATCCTCTAACAAAACCCAATCCTCCAAGCTTTGTAACAGGTATGACCAATACGGTATTGCTATGAATAGATATAAAGTATTTATCCGCTATAATGCGCATATCTATTTTGAAGAATATGTAGATGCATCGAATGATAATGCAGCAATGAAGCAAGCAGAACGTCATATAGATATTAAATTGCGATCTATTTGTGAGACCTATGATATTAATGATGATGAGGTATATATAGAAAAAATGCCAAAGGTTAATGAATGAATCTTAAGCCTTATCCAAGACGTAAACGTCAGATAAAAATTAATTATATACTTCCGCGTAATATCGATTGGTCACTATTAAATAAAAATCAAACTAAAGTGATTAAAATGCGTTGGGGGATAGATGAATACAAGATTAAATACAATATGCGAGAAATAGCAGAGATGATGAACACAACGCTTGCGTTAGTGACAAAGTATGAACGCGAAGCACTTAAGATATTAAGAGCAAAATCATAGATGGAAGTTGCCAAAGAGCATTGCGCAATCTCGTTTGGTAGACGAGACCGAAGCCAGACAAGGTGTGCCAGGACGTTAAACGAGAGTCCCGATGCTGGTAATCGTGACAGCCTGGAGAGACAGGCAAATGATTAAATAGAATTCCAGAATCGAGAGCGAATAATACGGATGTCAGAACAAAAATATACGAAGGAAGAAGTATTAGCAAAGATTAATGCCTATAGAAAAGAGTGCTTATCAAGTTTTCTACGCTTTACAAAAGCTATGTATAAGTTACGCACTGGTAGGGATTTTGAGATATCGCAACCACAGGGGCGCGAGTCCCACTATATTACGATCGCTAAAGAGCTATCATCAGTCGTTCGTGGTGAAAATCAAAATCTCATTATTAACGTTCCGCCGCGCTATGGAAAAAGTGAATTAGCTATCCACTTTGTCGCTTGGACATTAGCGATGTATCCCGATAGTAATTTTCTTTACATATCTTATTCGCATGAATTAGCCGCTAAGCAAACATCTACAATTCGTTCTATCGTTACAATGCGCGATTATCGAAATGTTTTCGGTGTGTTTTTGAAGGAAGAATCTCAAGCCAAACATAATTTTGAAACAATTCGGGATGGTTCAGTATATGCAGCTGGTGCTGGCGGTACGATTACGGGTCGTGGTGCGGGTGTTCGTGGAATTATCGATAGATTTAGTGGTGCCATCATCATCGATGATATCCACAAACCAGATGAGGCAACCTCTGATACGATTCGTGAGGGTATTTTTGAGTGGTACTACAATACGATGATTTCTCGTAAGAATAATGCGAAGACTCCCATCATTTTTATTGGTCAACGTGTTCATGAATCAGATCTTGCCGCGCATTTGATGAAAGAAGAAGGATTTAAACTCGTCTCTATTCCTGCAATTGATAAAGCGGGTAATATTCTCCATCCAGGACTGCATACACGTGAAATGCTAGCTGATATGGAGGCTCGTACCCCTTATGTTTATGCCGCCCAATATCAACAAGATCCACAACCAGCAGGTGGTGGTATTTTTAAGCCGGACTGGTTCTATCTCATGGATGAAGATCCCGAAATATTAGCGACATTTATCACTGCCGATACTGCTGAAACCGACAAAACCTATAATGATGCTACCGCTTTCTCCTTTTGGGGTATCTATAGGATTAAAAATGAGAGAGCGCAGACTGATGAATTTGCACTCCATTGGCTAGATTGTCGTGAAGTGAGGGTTGAACCCAAGGATTTGGAGGCAGAGTTCATGGATTTCTATACGCTATGCTGTCGCCATATGGTGCCACCAATGATTGCCGCTATTGAAAAGAAATCAACGGGGGTCACGCTAGCATCTACTCTCAAAAAATTACGTGGTCTTCGAATTATGGAGATCGAGCGCACACGAGGAAGCGGATCTAAGATTGAACGATTCTTGCGCATTCAACCTCATGTAGCTAGCCGCCTCATTTCAATAAATTCCAGAGCTTTCCATAAAGATGTGGTCGTGGAACATATGCGAAAAATCACCGCTAACTTATCCCATGCCCACGATGATATAGCTGATACTGTCGTTGATGCCGTAACTCTCGCACTAATTGACAAAGTAATAGTCAGCCGTATCATTACTTCTACAGATAACAATCTGCAAGCGAAATCAATTATGTCTACCTATACTAAAATCAATGAATTACGTAAGAGTGCTTATAAGCCATGATTAATGAAATATGTTATGAAGAGGTAAGGGATCGTCTACGAGACGACTTAAGATTATATGATGAATTAACATTGGAGCGCGTTAACGATCAATTAAATGATATTCGTCATATGTGGGAAACTTTTAAACATTTACATGCTAGAATTGAAGCCTGCGAAAAGATGGTTACTAGCTATTCAGTTGGAGTCCAAAATGTTTATAATGAGTTCAAGATGTTGGAAGAGAAATATGGCGATCTCTCAAAAGTGATACATAGTAGGAAAATAATTAATCGTTTACGGGAATTGAAGGAAATATTCTCAGAATAACATAAGGATCGGAACATGGATGTTCCAGCCCAACGTTACCAAGATCGACTTCAATCGATCAAGGATAAAGTTAAGAATACGTATGAATCATTTAGATCAAATTATGATCGTTTTAATAAGTTTCGTAAATTTGTATTTGATACATCTTTGCGAGATGAGGAGATCTCTCTTCTAGCGACCATCGGTAAGCCACAGCTAGAATTCAATGTTACGGAAGCCTATATTTCTCGTCAGCTTGGTGAATTTTCTAAACACGAGCCGAGCATTCAAGTATCAGCAGAAAACGAGGATCAAGTCGATCCTTTGACAATCAAAGTTGTTGATATGCATATGCGCCATCTTCTCTCTGATTCTAAGAGTCGCCATGCCTCCTACAATATTCACAAGGATCTTTTATCTGGCGGCTTCTCTGTCTTTAAGATAACGACTGACTACGCTAATCCGATGTCTATGGATCAAGTAATCAACATTGATCGAGTATATGATCCAACTATGTGTGGTTTTGATCCACTCGCTCGATATTCCCATAAAGGAGATGGTCGTTTCTGCTTCGAACTCTTTCCGATGTCGAAAGAAGAATTTGAGGAAACATATCCTGATGTGGATATTGATGAACTCGCTTTTACGAGAGGGTTTTCTGGCTTTAATTGGTCATACCTTAATGATAATACACCTACATTAATCGTAGCTGATTATTACGAGAAGAAGAAAAAGAAGACTAAGATTGTTTCCGTTAGATCCCCTAATGGCCAAAAACCAAAAGTCATGACACTTGAAGCCTATAATAAAAAGAAGGCATCATGGGATGGTATGGAACAGTTTCCTGGCATTATTGGCAAGCCACGTGAAACCATGATTGAAACTATTTGTCGCTATCGTTTAATTGAAAACATGGTGATTGAATATGTGGAAACTGATTTTGGTATGTTCCCTCTTGTATTTGCTGATGGCAATAGTGTTATGTTACGCATGCCTAAAAACGGGAACATGCGCCAGTTTACCAAGCCTTACATTTATCATGTAGAAGGTGCGCAACGACTTAAGAACTTTGCTGGGATTGCACTTGCCAATGAAATTGAAAACATGGTGCAACATAAGTTTAAAGTCTCCAAAGAATCACTCCCCAAAGAGGAAGAATTTTTACAAGCCTATAAAGATGTGCAGAAAGCATCGGTGCTTGTCTATAATGAATTTTTTGAACAAGATCCAAATGCAAGAACTACGCCGCCACAAGAAATAGCGAGAGTTCCACCCCCTGCTGAAGTTCTTCAAACCTTTGTTGGTACAGATTCTTTAATGCAAAACATTTTGGGTAGCTATGATGCTTCCCTGGGTATTAACGATAATCAGTTATCTGGTGTAGCAATCGTAGAAGCCGCCACACAATCAAATGCTGCTGCCATGCCATATATTGTTGGATATCTACAGGCACTTCAACGGGTAGCTGAAATCGTTGTTGATCTAATACCTAAATATTATAAGACGGCTAGAACTATTCCCATCCTTGATGAGCAAGGC